TCATTAACTCTATTCAACTCTTTCAGCGAATCGTTTGGGTCACCGATCTCAGATATTATGAACCCGTCCAATTTTGGGTCATAAGGGTCAACTATGATACTTTCCATCTTCGTTTTTATTGCTTGCAGACGAACAAAAGGTTTATCGATAAAATAGTTACCTTCAGATTTTATTTTTTCTAACCCTCTCTTAGCAGCCGGGTTGGCCATTATATCCGGATATTCGTGCAGAAAGTGACCGTCACCTTCGGCAATACCTGAAGTATCTGCTACTATTTGTTCTGGCATAGTTTATTTTCCTTTCACTTTTTATTTTAACGCTGATTAACACAGATTAACACTATAAAAAACAAAAATCAATGTAAATCTGTACCTAAATTTTCAACTTTTTATTCTTTCGGCAGAGTGTAAACGCCTGCCTTACCACCGAGTGCGACCATTATCTCGTCAGCCTTTTCTATCTGTGCCGCCGTCAGACCAATTCGGAGTTAACGGCCTGCGGTTGAAGCAGTTCGTCACTTGACTTTACTTTTACCGTTTCGCTACATCCGGAAAAGATTAAAATACTCAACAGGATCACTAATACTATCACACCATAAATTACGCCCTTTGCTACTGTTCTCATTCCGTTCTACTCCTTCAATTCTTAAAATGGTTAATTTTACCTGGTCTCGTAACCAGTTTATTACTCGATAGGATTATTGGCGACTCTTTCTTTTTCTTTACCGTCAGGATAAGGAAGTTAGGGTTATCAGCGATCAATATCTCATTAACAAGATCGTCCGGCACTTCCTCTATCATCTTCCTCGAAAACGGTATCGGCCCTTTAGGTATAGCCAGATTCTGCTCACTCGCTCCTTTGAGTAGTAAATAGAAACATTTCAGAATATCTCGAATAGTAATATCCTTAGCTGCCATCTGACCACAGCATTTCTTAAACTTTTTACCACTACCACAATTACACAAGTCGTTACGACCCTGTTTGTCCGCTGCCTGTATCATTTTTCACCTCTTCGGAGTGTAGAACACCCTGCAAACCACACCGCATATATTACTAAGCACCACACAATAGTCATCTCAACTTCCTTCCTCGCTTATCGGAACATTCTCAAGCTTCTTACCGACCAAAGCCCTTACCATCTTCTCGCCGGTTATACCAAACCCAATCCCGCAGCGAGCAAGAAACATTTTCATAGTATTCTGAGCTATCTGCTGCTCTTCGTTGGCCGCAATGTTCACAAACTCAGTCTCATCGAGCATTTTACCCAGTACCTTCGGACCAAGCGGACTCTTCAAAAACAAGTCCTGATAATCCTTATCGACCTGTGGATTCTTTTCAGACATATCATCCTACTCCTTCCGCAATCGCCGCTATCGGACTATTCGGTTCTACCGGCTTACTCAGTTTAGGTACGGCATCCGCTATCTGACTACCAGCTTCCAGGGCTTCTTTCTGCCGCTCTCTGGCCGCGATATCAGCCATTATTTCAGCGAACTCTTCTTTGGAGTTTATAGAATTCATATCGAACCCTATAGCTTCGAGCGTCTTTTCTAATAGCTGTTCTGACTTTATCTTATGCACATCCTGCGGGAAGGTCTCTATATGGCCATCGATAACCCCTTTACCTTCGAAGTACCTGCGGACTGCAAACGCCTTTTTTTGAGCTTGCAATAGCGGCCCTATAAACTCCGCGTCCACCTGGCCATCTGTCATTTCGAGTATAACATCAGGCGGCTCCGGCATTCTACCTGCGTTGAGTTCGATACTAAAGAACGTGTCATCTATTGGGGTCAGGGCATCGTCTACTACCCTCTGGATATTCGTACCCCGCAGTAGTGCGTTTTCGCCTTGCGCTCCGATCCACGCCGTTGCAGTCTGCGGGGATCCACCGGACATCATATTACGAATAATCATCTGGTAGTATTGGACATCGAACCATCGTTCAACGTTATTTACTATCCGGTCGCGTTCCTTCTCACCGATAGGATAGTTCTTACCACCCTGCGGCATCTCCTTAACAAACGATTCGGCTGTTTTGGCATAAGTAGTTGACCTGGGCTTCCTGCGTATCTTACCCCTCATATCCGACGATGCAAAGTATTGAGGCTCCACATACCCTTGCCCCGCCTCCATCAGCGTCTTTGAGGCAATTATCTCGCCCCTTGCATCGTGGAGGCTGTACCACGCGGGTGTTCTGGCGTATATCTCATCAGTTGATATTTCATAGCGCCATACAGCGTGAGGCCTCGCCCAGTAACCGGAAGCCTCGAACGGTTTTTTATTACCTGCGACACCGCCGTCGGCACCAACTTCCAACAGGTACATCCGCCACGGCCTGTCTGGCTTTATATCCCCGAATTGACCTGAAAAAGTAAGACCATCGAAGATAGGGTCATCTTCACGGTAATATACCTGCATAACCTCGACATCGGTATTCAAACCGTTCTTAATCGCCGTCTGGGTAGCTGGTGATAAAACTTCCTTATAATCTATCTGTCGCTGCTTGAGTTCTATCTGCAGTTGTGTAAGCGTCTTCTTGAATCGCCTGTGATATTGGACAGGAACTCCAAACGAATCGAAACGAAAATAGTTCTCCCGTGGATGCGGGAGAGTGCATTCAATCTTACCTGTAAGGATATTCTCTTCCGATATAAGTGCCGGCGTCCCTACCGAAAGTGCACTCCTGAAATAAGGACCAAGACAAGCGTAAAAACCCGACCTGGCATAAACATCCAGCATATGATCTTCAGTAGCCTGCAGCCATTCAATAACTTCGTCAACACCTTTGAAAAACGGCTGAGGCATTGTATACTTAAGCCAGTCTATCGATCTCGATACGATAGAACCCTGCATACCATCACTCATTATCCGAAGAGCCGAAGCCGGCGTACCATTGAAAGTATCGCGTATCCGTTTCTTATCGGCAGTCTCCTGAAACTCTGACAGACCCGGATTGAATATCTCGATAATATCCTCGAAATCTTTTTCGTAAGGAAGCCGTTCAGCGACCATCTCACCTTGCCTGATCATTATCCGCTCGAACAAATTAGCATCTTGCCACTTAGTAGCCATAATTTATCCCGTCAGTCCTTTTGTTCTTTTATAACAACACCTTTTAAACTTTATCCCCGACCCGCAAGGGCAGGGTTTGTTTCTTATGGAATTTCGATGTTGTATTCTAATCCGCCCCAAAGGCGAACGATTATCAAATTTAGATACTTGATTTTCTTGTCGTTGCCTAAGCGTCATTAACTGCTCATCTATAGGCAGGCACAATTCTTGTGTACTTAAATCTAATCTTTCCATTTCAGTTAATGTCATCAACTGGCCTGTGTCACTATTCATAACTTAATCCTTCCTTTGTTTATAATCCTAACAATTCTGCTTTTGATGTTTCCGCCCTACCGAAGTCCAGTTCCCGGGTCAGTATCGATCTTGATCGGCCTCTCCTCTTTGCAGCGAGGTCACGTTCCTCTTTTTCAGCGGCCGCAACGTCAACTTCAACCTTTTTTGGTATCGGGTCCGGTGTGGGCGGCGGCTTCGGTCCTTTGCCTCCGCCTCCGCCTCCGAAATAACGCCATGTCGGATGCTCTGGATTAAATGTTCTGAAACACTCGTCTTTTATCAGATCTCGCATTTTATTACCACCGCATGTTCTTTAAACCCATGTCTGGTTAGTGCCGCCATTTCCTTCCGCCTGGTCTCTCCCATAATACTCGTTAGCCCCCTATTTCTTGCCCATTGTTTTGCCATTCTCATCGCCTCTCTGCCTGGCTGCAGGTCTGCCTGTGGCCTGTGAAACACCTGATGTATCCACAGGCAATCATTTTTTTGATACGCTATCATAAACCCGTCAATTTCTTTTCCGACCGGAAAATCATATTGCGTCTCATACAATAGTACAAGAAAGTCCGGCTGTTTCTGCCGTTCTATCAACTCTGCCAGGCTGACATCTGTCGGATAGTCCGCCGCTCCGGTAAAATTCTCTACCAGTGTATTCAAATCAATATCATTTTTTTCGTATACCAATTTTCGCTAACTCCTTAAATAATCCGTTTCCTCTTCGATATCAATATCAAGTCCCATCCCTGCAGGTACCGCGTGAGCAAAGCCCATGTGCCTGCCGCCAATCCTTCCATATCGATATTGAACGGCCAAATGCCTTAGTGCGTCCATCACATGCTTATGCCATGTATCCTTCGGCTGGGAATGGTACGCTGGTTTATCGTCGGTACTCAAAGCCTCATTCTTCTTTTTACCATACCCGCTCGCTGCCTGGATAATAGTCTGGCAGTTGAGTTCGTTAATATCCAGCAGCTCCCATATACTCCGCGTCGCCTCAATTCCGTCCTCAAATTCATGCTCTATCACCGGCACGATATTATAGCCGAGTTGAGCTGCAAGGTCCTTAGTCGCCATTCCAGTCTGGAACCTGCCGGCCTTACCGTATTTATGCTCCCAGCCGGTATAATGTTCTTTTCCATAGACATAAGGTTTGCTATCGAGTGCCTTCGCCCAGGCAGGCTGGCCTTGCCCTGAATTATCGTAATAGCAATCTATCAGTCGTATCCTGTCCCTGATCAACTGGAAGAATATACATGCAGTCCACCAATCACCTGTATCGGTAGCCGTAAACACCGGTTGCGTAGTATCATGGCGATATTCGTTAGAGATCCGCTTCTCTTTTTTGGCCGCCGCTAATTTATAACCGTAATAAGTTCCCTCTTGATATGATGGAAACAGACCCTTAACTCTCATTCTGGTCCCATCACCATCGATACCATATTTTTTAATTATCCTTTCAACCCACTCATAGCTCGCCAGTCCGGGAATCACTCGTTTTCTTTGAACGTAATTCGGATTATCTCTCGCATCGATAGTTATAACATTAAAGCCCTGATCACTGGTATACGTATCTTTACCCTCGTTTTTGTCAGTATCACTACTAAAACAGGCCTTAGCAAATTCACAGTTAGGGTCAGTAGGGTTACCTTGAGCCAAAAGCTTACATCGCTCGTCGATAATCAGCCCTTCCAAAATCGTCCGCCATATCTGCGGTATTATCCCACACACTTCATCAATCAACGTCAGCGTCCAGGTATTGTGCCAGCCCTGCATTTTTGTTGCATGTTCGCTCGCCGAGTCGGGCGAGGTTGAGAACCCTATCGCAAAATTCTTCTCCCATGCCTCCTTATCTTCCGGCGGCAGACTTTGCAAAATATCCAAAGCGGGCTTAACATCCCATCTTAGAGTAGTCATTTTCCCACCAAGTGGAATCTTAGCACCCGCATACGCAGCATGTATCTCTCGCCAAAGTTGGTTCCTGACCTGATTATCACTCGGCGCAGTTGTAATTACCGTTGAGGGCTGAAAACAGGTCTTAAACCACGGAACAATTCTACCTGCACCGTAGGTTTTCGATACCGAATGGCTCGCACGAACTGCCGTAAATTGGTGATCCCTGATGGATTCAACAACCTCCACCATCTTTGGCCAGATATATTCTTCCCGCATACCAAGAACATCAATATAGAAACCACGCGGATCCTGACGGTAGCCGATGAGTTTCTCTGCTATTTGATTTTCCTGTGCCGTTGCTATCATTTTTTATTCAATATCCCTGTTTTAGCCAGAATATCCGCTAATGATTGACTCTCGACATCCACATTCTGAATATCCGTCCACCGCTCTTCAGTTTTACCCATATTCTGATTAGCGTATTTAGCCGCCGTAGTATCAGACGGTATGAATTCCTCTTCAGTGCGAACAATAGCTAATTCCTTGATCTGCAGCTGCTCTATCCGCTTCCTGATCGCTATTTCGATAGCC